GGGATTACCAGAACGGCTGGCGGCGGTCCCGCTACAAGTCGGACTCTAAGTACCGAGAGAAAGTCGCGGCACAAAAGAAAGCGTTTTACGAATTGCACAAGGACGCGCTTAGTCAGGCTAGACGGCATCGCTGGGCGACGGACCCCAATGACCCCGCTAGGCTTCAGTTCAGGCGAAAGGATGTTAAGGACCGCACGCCAAAATGGGTTGACCGGAAGGCGCTTCTTGCCGTTTACGGTCAATGTCCCAAAGGAATGCACGTCGATCACATCATTCCGCTGAAGGGCCTGATTGATGGGCGTCCCGTGTGTGGCCTTCATGTTCCCTGGAACCTTCAGTACTTAACTGCTGAAGCGAACCAGAAGAAACACAACCGGGTTTCTGAAAGAGACATCATCACGTTGCGTTAAGCGATGATGTCGCTGATGGAACTATTGGCGAATGCCATAGAAAAAACGCCCATCTTTAACTAAAGACGCGAATCAACATTGTCGAAGGCTTCCGACAACATTTCGCGTCTATTTTGCGCTTTGGGAGTCGTGTGGGTTCCGGGTGTGGAACTCTTGACGCTGACCGCAGCAGAACGGGCTTTCTTTGCCGCCTCGTTCTTCAAGGCGACGGTATTTTTCTGCGCTTCGGCCTGTCGGGCCGTCTGCATCTGCTCGAACAAGCCATCATCCAACCGAATGGCCTTGTCGTAGGCGTTCTGAAGTTTAGCTTCTTCGTTTTCGCCTGTGATGATGCCGCTCTGTATGAGCTGCACCATTTTATCTTCAACCGCCGAGAAATGCTCATGCGTCTCGGCAAACTTCTCGATCTTGGAGACTACAGCGGTCGTTTGTGTCTCGCGCTGCTTCTCCTGCCAGCCAGCCCATTCTCCCCGTAACTGATTTAGCTGCTGGGCGAGAGCGTTCTGGTTCGGATCAACCTGAGGCATCTCGGCCCCATTGAAACTGACCCCGTATTGTTGGGCCAGTCGCTGAAATAATGCAAGTTTTTCCTGCGGCGTTCCGGTGCGGAGCGTGTAGTCCGCGCCCATCAGGGCTTTGATCGCCGTGACCGGAGTCGCGCCAAGCCCGCGAATGATGTTCATGTAGGGCGCGACGACCTGCTGCACTTCATCGGCGAACTTCGCCTTCTCCATGAGCGGCTGAACGCCGGCCTTCATCTGTTCTTCGCGCTGGTGAGCGTATTCCTTCAGCTTGTCGTCAGCCGTGGCCCAGACTTCGTGATAGTCCTTCTTCCACGAAGCAGGAGGGCGCTTCCAGAGGGGCTCGGCGGAGGGTTCCAGTGGGGCGGCAGAAGCCTTACCCTGGGGAGCCAGGGGGGCAAACTTCCCATCGGGCGCTCGGGGGCGCTCCAGTGCGGGCTTGGCCTCTGCCGCTTCGGGTTCAGCCTGCTCCATTTCGGTGAACTGCTGTTCAAGCAATTCCTTCCGGTCTGGGGCCTCAAGGGCATCAGCGAGTTCAAGGTTATCGGCCATGGGATGTCACTTCCAAGTTAGCGTTGATATTGACGGCGAAGTTGATTGAGCATCTTGTCGGCCTGTCTGTCTGTTCCATCCGCGAACTGCTGCCGCAATACGTTCCGGCGCTGGTCGTTCACCGACTGAACAGGCTTCGATTCCATCTTCTCGTTGCCGACTTCGATGCAGTTATGGTCCCGCAAATGGTTGCGATGCTCCGACCGGCTCGTGACCATGTGACCGTCGATCATCGACTTGTAGGGCTGGATGTCGGGGATGATGTGAAGCCGTTTGGCCTGAGGGATTTCGACCTCGATTTCCATGACTTCACCGTCGATCCAGCGATAGCGGGTCATGCCAAGGCCCTCCCCACTTCCTGATCGGCGGTCTGCAAGGCCCCGGCATCAACCTGAGCCTTGGCTCCGATCTGGGCCACCATGATCTTGACCGCCGCGTCCAGCTTGGCCTGCCATTGGGCCAAGGCAGCATCCATTTGCGACTGCTGGGCCTTCCCCTGAGCCTCGATGCCCATGCGCTGCTGATCAAGTTGAAGTTGAAACTGCGCCTTCTGCTGCTCGATCTGCATATCGGCTTGGGCTCTGGCCTGATCTGCCTGGGCATCGGCCTGGACCTTCGCCATCGCCGGGTCGGGAGGCGGCGGTGGCTTGGGCTGAGATTGCGCGGTCTGGAAATCCGTCATCATCTTGTCCAGCGTGCCTTCGATCTGACGGGCCTGCTTGAACGCTGAAACGCCCATCTTCATTAACGCGATTGCAAGCGGTGCCAGCGCCGGGGCTTGGGCAGCCAGTGGCGCGGCTTGCTGGAGGAACCCGCCGAAGGCCTGGATAAACTCCATCGCCTCCTTTTTGTGCTGGTTCTCGTCGATCTGAACTAGGCTGTCGGCGGCGACTTCAATGCGGAAGTTACGCAAGGGCTTGTCGGCCAATAGTTTAAGCGCAGGTTCGATCATCTGCTGATCTTCCTGCGTCATCTGGTTTGCGGCTGAGTAGGCCCACAAGGTCTGGGGCTGGAACTTTGTCCCCATGACCTGAGCCTTGAGCCTGATCAGTTCGGAGGCGAACAGCGCCACCTCCTCCTGCATGGACCGGAGACGGAGACCGGCGTACTGACCTTTGATCTGCTGGGCTGTTGCGGTTTCAGACGCAGCCGTTACGCCGCGCACAATGTCGCTAATCCCGGTGATCTCGTATATCTGCGCCTTGATGTCCTCACGGGCCTTGTAGGCAACGGTCAAGGCCTGGGCGAGCATATCAATGGGGATTAGGTCGATTGACCCCTTCAGGCCGCCCTTCTCCGAAAATGCGGTCCACTTATCGACCGGGATCAGGTCGTTGTTATTGCCCTCGGTCATAATCCGCTGGAGAGCGGGCTGTGAAGCGTCATAGACGCCCATGACTTTCAGCGCCTTAACCAAGCCGTCGATGCGGTCGGAGAGGATGTCCAGTTCCATCGCCTGGTCCTGGTACAGCACGAAGTCAGGCACCGGGACCAGTGTATCGCTGGTCATGGTCGCGTATAGCGGCTTGGCGCAGGGGAAGAACCCTTCAAGGTCTAGCGGATCGTCCTTGGTGTCAATGAATTGGGGACGGGATTTGCTGATCCAGTAAACCTTGTTCGTCGCCTTGTCCCACAGTTCGCAAATCTTCGCCTTGTCGGCATCGCGCTTCGGGCCGGTATCCTTGTTGTTGTTTAGATTGGAGGGGCCGCTATCCAAGGGAATGTCCTTGGCCTTCTCCTCACCGAACCGCTCAACCAAGGCATCCTTGGTCATGTAGGCCCAGCGCCAGACGCAAGTTACCTCGTCCCATGTGCGGGCGACGGAATGGCCAAAATCCTTCCAGTGAACGTAATCCACCGGCGCGCACTCGTATTCTATCTCCTCGGGAACTTCGTCTGGGGCTTGGGTGTCGTCTTGAATGCCGGAGACAGGCGTCATCCCATCCGTATCATCGGCCTCGCCATTCTCGCTCTCGACCTCGCTGGTGACTTCCAGGCCATCCTCGGGCTCGCCTAACTCCTGCGCCCGGACATGGGGCTCATAGCGCACCCAGGCGACACCACGGCCCCCTAGAAACCGATCCTCGACGGCATGGGTCATCGTCGCTCGGAAATCCGGGTAATGCTCGATCTCGAAGTCGAGTGCGCGTTCCATGATCAGCGCGGCGACACGCCCGACTTGATCGTTGTCGCCAAACCGGCGCGTTACGTCCGCTTTAGGCAGTTTGGCGTAAACCGCTGGGAGCAACGTCTGAACGTTTGACCACAGGATATTGAACTTCGCCGTGTTGTCGTTCTGGGATTGAGTGCGGTTATCGTCACGGTAACGTTTGATCAGCTTCGTGGTCCGCGCTTCCCATTTCTTGAACTCGTTGTCATAGGCCGAAATGAGCGTCAGGTACTTCTGAACGGGCGTTCCCTCTTCCGATGATGTAAACGGACTTTGGACGGTTGAGGGCGTCGTCTCAGCCATCAGATGCCCGCATCAGCCGAGTAATGAATGGCAAGCGTGTCGGCAATATTCGTCACTGTCCCGCCCGTGGCGATGTTCACCCCCGTGGTACTGAGAGCCGTCGCTGGGTCAACACTGACCACAATATCTCCCGCCGCCGTCACATCACGCCAATTCGCATTTCCCGCCGAGGGATTGTAAGTGACGATGGTCGGAGAGGCGTACATGGGCGGATCAAAGGCTACGTAGAGACCGGGCTGACCCAAGGCGATGGGATTGTTCACCACCAAGGCCCCGGCAACTCCAGCGCTCTGGGCCGGGGCCGTGCCAGTCGGAAAACTCTTGCGGTAGTACCGTTGCGCCTTGCTGAATGCGATTTCAGTCGGGTCGGGGACAAAGGCCGTGGCCACCGCTCCCTTCTCCAACTTAACGCCGGTTATCTCCAAGGTTGAGCTCGCCGTATCGGTCAGTTGCGTCTGGGCACTCGTCGTCCAGAGATTCCCCGCCTGCCAGGTATCTGCCGTTCCTTGGAACGTTGCCCCTCCGGCCAGGGCGATGCGAAGGTTGATCCCCACGGTGCCAATGGTGGAGGCCCAAGTGCCAGTGATGTCTCCGGTCAGCGAGAACTGGAAATACGTCCAAGTAGCCGCCGTTGTCAGCGCACAGATATGCGGATAACTGCGGTTCAATGCAGCGTTGGTCAAAGCCACGCCGATGCTGGCGTTTGCCACGCTGCATTTAAGCCAGAGTGAGACGGTGATGATTGAGGCTGAAGCAGTGCCCAGAGCCAAGTCCTGAACGTCTGGGGCTTCTATGGCTTGCCTAGCAGTCAACTGGAGTGCGGCCGGGGTCGTCGTGCTGGGCGTGCCGCTGTTTGTCCACAACATGGACTTGGTGAAGCCAGTGATGCCCGATGACGCGGCCTGCTGCTTAACCGCTGGGTCAGCGGCGCTGCTAGTTGAGGTAACGAACTGCCAAATCCACCGATCCAAGACGGCTTTGTTGTCAGCGGTTGCAACCGTATGGCTTCCTGCCTCAAACCGCTGGCTAATCAGCATATCGCCGTTCTGCACACGATTGGGGCCGATGATCTCCGAAGCAATACCGCCGGAGCCCGCGCCTCCCGAGCGAATCATAGCCCGTCACCCCAGGTGAGCAGGACCGTCGCATTGGCCGAGCCAACACGAATGTAAGCGATGGTCGTCGGCGTCTGGCCAATCACCCAGGTCACCGTGTTGCCGCTGAAGATTTCATTCTTGGTTGCGCTTGGCGTGCCATCAGGGGCAGCGGCGGTCACCGTGGAAGCGCCAAAGGCGAAAGCTGCATTCCCATCACCCCCAACTTGGATTTGCAGGGAGTGACCCCGTCCGGCAAAGCCAGCGGGAATAGCGATGGTCTGCGATGAACTGGTCGCCGTGACCAAGGCCGTCTGCCCTGGGGCAAACACTTGAATGCCGCTCATATCCTCATCCTTTTGTTCTGCTGGGCATGAGAGGCCCACATATCGTTCATGGTCACGGTGTTCTCGGGGCCGACAATCAGCGGCTTGTACGGATCGGGAGCGCGAGGTTTCGCTGCGTCCTGTCTCCAGGCAATGGCGAGCATACGGAACGCATCGGCCGGATGACTTGTCCAATCGTGGCGCGGCTTCTCGCGGAAGGCT